AGAATGAGTTATACCTGTAATACCATCTAAAACTGCTATGATAGATGCTAAAGTAGTAGTATCAGCTTGAGGTATTGCTATAATATTAGATACTGTATTATAGAATGTTTGGAATCCTCCATAAGATTTATCCTCAGTAGTTAATACTATTTGATGATATTTAGCTGTTTCAGAAGCAGCATAAATCAACTCATCTTTAGGTAAACCTGTAGTAGCATATTGACGATATGGTCCTGTAGCATCCCAACCAGCAGCTTCATATTCTTTCATCTTAATATCATAACCACTACCTTGCTCATTCTTAGCATTTTGAGTTATGGTAATAGTACCAGCACCATCAAAACCAGATACCAATGAAGGTATTACAACTGTTTGACGAGGTGTGTAATATTTAGTGTTAATTTGGAAAAATTTATTGATACTTAAACTGTTAGTAGTAATCTGTATTGAACTATAAACTTTGTTAGCGTCAGCAGCAGTAGCATTGAATGTTTCAATTACAGCAACATCAGCTAAGGTCATAACATCTCCAACAGAATAGTCCGCTGAAGTACTATGTGTTGTTGTAGTAATAGCATTAGCAGCTATAGCTTTAGCAGTTACTAATTGAAGAGGGTCATTGTTGATTGCATTAACCATCTTAATAGTAATTTGGTTTGCATCTACAGGAGTAATTGCAGTTCCATCAGTTATGATAGAATAAGCTTTACTGTATTGGTTATAACCAATATTTTTATAGATTTCTTGATTACGGAACTCTAAACGAATAATATACTCAGTGTTACCTAAAGTATCTACATAGTCAGAAATAGTTACTATTTGAGGAAGTGGTGCTTGGTAAGGAGTAAACTCATAACCTTTAAGACCTTTCAAATTTATTTTTTGACCAGCAGATTTCTTAACACCATCAACAACACCATCACCATCATTATCTACAGCAACAGCTATATACACTTCAGATGGAGTACTTGAACTATTAACAGCCAAGTTTGTTTTAGCATCAAAAATTCCTATTTTACCTATAACATTGTCAGCTACTAAATCAGCAACAGTTTCTCCTACTGTTAGTAAAGCTTGATTTCCAGCACCAACAAGTACTTGAAATACATGATTGTTTTTACTCATTTTTCATTAATTTAATTTAATTGGTTAAAATTCAATTTCATTTGTTTTACCTGTAAATCTTTTGTTTGCAATTCTCCAGATAAAATAAGAACAGCAATATCAACTATTTCTCTATGAGTGTGGTCTGGAAGTTCACAATTAGCAGACCCACTCAAGACTACACCTGAAGGTAGTGTATATGTACCAGCATTAAATCCTTGTGCATAGTGCATATAAACAGGTCTTCTAATATAAGAGAGAAATATTGAACTTATATTAAAAGTTCCATCAGTATATAATCTCATACCATCTTCGGTAAAAACGCAATTTATAGTTTTCCATTCAAAAGAAGACTTATCAAAAGGGCTTGACTCAAAATTATCATCATGTTGTCTTATAATAATTCTTCCTGTTGATGTACATACCCCTTTTGTCATAATTGCTGTAGCATTTAAAAAATGCCAATAATCAGCAGGTAATATTACAATATTATTATTAACATTTACAGTTTCTTCATGCACTACAATAGTTCTTATATCATCTATAGTTCTTTGTGTAGTCTCAAAACCCATTTGAGTTTTGTAACGTGGTTGAGCTACAATTTTTACAAAAATTTCCATAGCTTCATTTAATGCCCAATCTATCTCAGGTATTAAAAGATTTCTATATTGTTGACTATCAACCTTATTCAATTTCTTTTTAAGGTCATAGTGCATGTCTTGAATTGTCATATCTTAATTATTTACAGCTGCTATAATGTGCATTTTTAATTGTTCATTATCAGGTTTTTTCAAAAGTTCAACAACATCAAGAACTTCTGCACCTAAATTAGAATCAAAATACTTAATCTTATAATCTTTACGGATTAGCACACCTTTTTGCAAAGCTTCTAAAACTAAAGCTTTAAGATATAAATCTTCAGCATCTAATTCTAAAGTTCTAAGAATTTCTTCAGCACGTTTATCTATCATTTCAGATAAAATAACTTCAATATAATTAGCTGATTTTCCTTTTACAATTTTACCTTCTATAATAAGAATTAATTGTATTTTCTTATCTAAAGACAATTTAGCACATTCAATAACAGCTTTATTTTTTAAAGCTACTTTAGAGGCTTTCATTTCAACTTCTTCTGTTTCATCAAATAACACATGTGTAGCTCTTGGGAATTTACCTTCTTCCCACTCTTTTAAAGAATTTGCTACAAATGGTGAAGCCTTACAAATTTTATAACGTATAAAATCTAAAGGTTTTGTAGTATCCAAAAATTGTGTTGAATTGAGAAGTTTAACATATGCTTGAGGACCATCCCAAAATTCATGTGGCTTATCAGTTTTAAAAACAGGTGATAAATCTTGTTGAAGAATTTTACTATACTCTTTAACTTCTTGCGGTGTAAGACCTGTAGCATACTCATTTTTAGATGTATCTATTAAAGCTCTAATTTTAGTAGGTCTTGCAAAACTTTCCTTACCTTGTTTTCCATGCCATTTAGGTATAGGTAAGGGTCTAATTTCTATTTTACTCATATAAATGATTTTAATTTAAAAAAATTTCTTATGCAAATATAATACTTTAATTACAAATAAAAAAATATGGTTAGAAAAATCTAACCATATTTTTAATATTTATTATCTTAGTTACGAGCTAAGTATAATTGACCACAACGTGTTGGGTCTGTAATTTCAATGCCTTTATGAGCTTCTATGTGCATTTCATAGTAATCTCCAGCATGTACAGGAGTGCTTGCTTTACTTGAAGGACCATAAGGACCATACATACCACAAACATATCCAAAAGCATCACCATCTTTTTTCTTTTTAAGTTTGATGTTTGAACTATTAGCATCACCACCAAAATCTAAGAAAGTGAATTTTTGAGACTCTACAGGGAAACCTGTAATAGGGTCTATCTCTGAATTTATTTCTCTATCATCATACAATGGGTTATGGATTAACTCTAAAGTTGCACCATTAGCCATTTTGTATTTAGTGAATTGATAACCAAATGATAGTGCATTAGTATGATAAGGAGAAGAAGCTTTCTCAACAAAATTATTAGAAACTTCAGTTAAGAAACCTTTTTTAGCTAACGTATCAGTTACAGCTCTGTGGAATTGTAACATACCATACTCACCTGTAAATGCTTTAATGTTTCTACCTTCACCTGGTTTTTTACGAGAATAGAAAATATCCATCAAATATTCTTCAATAAGCTTCGCAGTCAATACTGAATAAGGTTCACGATGAGAATCTTCTAATTGCTCTTCAAGACCAGCAGAACTTCTTACAGGGCGACCTGTAGAACCAATAACTGTATTAGAAGAACGAGAATACCATATAGCACGTTCTAATTCACGATACCATTGACGTAAAAACTCAACCTCAGCATAACGAATCCAAGAATCATGTAACTTACCTGTTTTATCAGGAATTTTAACAGCTAATACCGCAGTTGAAGCATAATCAGTGATTTTATACTGTTTACGATATTTAGTTAAACGGTTACGGAAACTCATAGTTGTAGAGAATGTAGTAGAACCACTTTGTTCTGCACCTTCTTCATAGTTAGAGAATAATTTACTCCATTGAGTTCCAGGTGTTAAATAAGTAGGAGCTAAGAAGAAATTATCATCATCACTCATAAGACGTACAGTGTAAACCCAACCATCTCCTTGACGTTGTGGGTCATCAACAATACGTACTTGATAGCGTTTATCAGCAGCTCCAGGAGTGATAACATCACCAGGAATAAACCAATTCTCATCCAATTTAATTTGGAATGTTGATTTGAATTTACCAGGAGTTGTGTTTGTAGGGATAATATTTTCTACTATAACCAATGGTCGAGTATCAGCACCTTTCATATCCCATTCCCATTCTAAACCATCAATAGTTTGTTCATTTTTAGAACCCATCAATAATGACAACATCGGGTTATCAGAATAGTAATTTTGTGCCGAGAAAAGTGTATCAAGTACACCCATCATTTTTTGTGGTTGGATTAACAGAGCTTTACCTAAGTGGTTTAACTCAGTCATATTTGCCATCCAATCCATTTCTTTAACTTTTAAACTCATACGTCTAATTTTTAATTATTAAGTTTGTTTTTGTGTTTATAAAAAATCAGCTAAACTTCGTGGTTGTGAACTTCCCCTACCTTTAGTTGATGGTATTTGTTTTCCTTTTTCAATATTCTCTTTAACTTTTTTTGTAACTTTAGTTTCAATATTTTTTACAATATCATTAAATTTAAAATCATTTTTTAAAAGTTTAGCAATTAAAATTGCTTTTTTTTCATCTTGTAAAGCCATATGCAAATCACGTTGCATTTCTGTTATTTCTATACCACCATCAAGTTTAACTGTTTTTTCAGTCATATAAGAAGGTATAACCAACTTATCTTGTGGTGTTATTGTAAGACCTTCAAATTCTGTAACATCTTTTATTAAACTTGTTACTTTCTCTTTATAGGCTTTACGTATTTGTTTTTCCTGTAAAACAGATTGTTTTTGTTTTTCAACTAATTCAGCCTGTCTTGCTCTTTCTGTTTGAGCCCACTTATTAAAATGGGCTTTAGAGATTTTTTCAAGTTTTCCAGAATCTATTAAATATTGAATATGGTCTTCAATATAATCATCATCATACCCATCTTGTTTCAATTGAAATTTAGTTATAGCTATTTGATTATCTTCTACATCTAAATCCATGTCAAGTTTCAATCCTGTTTCTACAGGTTTAATCATTGTTTCAATGAACTGCTCTAATGACCCACCTTTTAAAACAAACTTATTAAGCTCTTTTACTGAATCAGGTAAGTCTTTAAATAATTCTTCAATCTTTTCATTAACTTTCATTTCAAACCCTTCTTCAAGGATTTCTTCTGCAAGGTCTTCTGTTAATTCTTCTCCTTCATCAAGGTCAAAATCAATAAAACCTTTTTCTTTTAGTTTTGAAACAATACCTACAGAATTTAACTCAGTGTGCAGTGTTTCAGTGTTGACCACTGTTTTATCTTCCTGAGCAGAGAAGTTAAACCCATCCTCTTCTTTTTCTTCTGCTTTTACTGTTTCTTCTTCATCTTTTTTCTCTTCCTCTATAACCACTTTAGGTTCTTCAAAGAGTGAAATGTCCTCCCAACCAAACTCATTAATATCTTGAGCAGATTGTGTTTTTTGTTCTTCTGTCATACAAAGTAAATTTAATTATTAATAAATGTCAAGATTAAATATTTAATTTTAAAAGATTCCCTATTATTACGTTTTAGCACTTTTTTTCATTCTTGCAATTTCTAACTTTTCTTTTTCAAGTTTTAATTTCTCATTATCTTGTTTCTTTTGATGCTCAAGTTTATCTCTATCTAAAGCTATTTTATCTTGCTTAACTTTCATGTCAACTTCTCCACGCATTATCTCAATAAAATCATTTTGTCCATCACCATCAATATCAGCTTTAGGATTAAAAGAAGCTCCAATCAAAGAAGCCTTAGCTATTTCTGTTTTACGTCTCTCTTCTTCTTTTAGGACAGTAAGTTCTATATTCATTTGATGTTTTTCTCTCTCAAACTGTCTTACTTTTTCAGATTCTTCTGCTTGAGCTTGAATTTGTTGTTGTTGTATTTGTTGTTCAAAATCTTTTCTTTGAGCTTCAGCTAATTTTAAAGTTTCTTCTGCTTCAACTATACCATCTTGACGTATAACAGAAATAACATCAGAAAGTTCAACTTTTTGATTTTGTAATGCTGCATGTGTTAATTGACGTATAACATCTTTAGCTTCCTCAGCTTTAGCAGAATTAGAAACAAATACTCCAAGTGTTGCATTCTCTAAAATTAAAGGGTCAATAGTTAAACTCTGTTTTGACATATCATCAAGAATATAAGATAACTTTCTTGGCTCTTTATTACTATAACAAACTTTAGCTGTATTAAGTAAAGCTTGTAATATATTTCTTTTTACAGTGTTGTGTAAATCAAAATAAGGTTCTAATATATGAGAACTTTGAATTAAATTT